CTTTACCGGAGGCACCCCTATTCACCCACCTATTCATTGAATTATTCCGTGAATTCGGCCTATTCATGAATTGGCGAATAAAGAGAGGTACCTCCGGTAAATACTTTATCCTAAACCAGTGAACGCCCCTTTAGAATTAGAAATGCGAATACCCCGCCGGACCCAATTCGACGGGGTATTCGCTTTCCGCACCGAGGCAATTATGCGGAAACTCAGGCGGTTCGGATATTCCAAATGGAATTAGTGTCATCCCATTCGAGAATTACCGTTTCACCGTTTATCTGTGTGGTGAGCATTGAAATACTCACGTTTTGTGCGATTGCCGCAGTGCGCCAATCCGTGGCGGCATTCACGAGAATTTGAAGTGTATCGACATCGTCACTTCGCATAATTGAGAATACCCTTTCGGGATGCACCGTCGCGCTCTTCCTGAATTACACGGTCTGCCTCATCCGGATTGTCATTCAGGTAAGAAACGACCTCATCGACAGTCTTTCCGGCCGGGTGGAATTCGTCCTTTTCTGACTTACTTTCCACGGCCACGTATTCATTCTCGAATACCTTACCGTTAACCACCTTCACACCCTCGTGAGTGTGAATCAGGTAATCCCCCGCCGTTACGTCGAGGGGTCCGAGAACGGTCACAATTCGCGAGTCTTCCGCGACCTTTTCGGCCCAGATAGTTCCCTTGGGCCGGTATTCGATGAGCGTCACTTTACGACAACCTTTCCGCCGCCGGGAAACACGATGGTGTCACCGGACTTTACCGTATACGTCTTGGCCGTATTGGCCGGGGGAGTTGTGGGAGTCTTAGGCGCATTCGGTTCGCCACTGTCCACGGTGTCACCATCCGCATTCTTGTCCTTCTTTGAAAGGACATCCGCAATGTCATTCCGCACCGCGTTCATATCCATCATCTTATTCGGTGCGTAACCGGGGTCCCACTTATCCGACGACCATTCACCATGCCCAATGACAGACTTTGCAGTCCACCCGTGCGCGTCGAGAATTGCGGCGGAAATCTTGAGTGCGGACGTGTACTGACTCGCAGTCATTCCGTGCGATCCCGAATACATAATTTCCATGCCGTAGAACGGATCGTTTCCGTCAACGCCATTTGAATTGCCCTTAGTAGGCTTGAGAACTCCACTGTAGTTCTCGGAAATCACCTTATCCAGAACGACCGGATCACCACCGCCCGCGTGATTCGCGCGGTGAATGCTCACGAGATACGCCGTACCGTCCGGCGCTAGACCAATGTGGCAGAGCGGCCCTGGAAGGGTGCTCAGACCCTTTGCGAGCGTGCCAGCGGCGTACCCCGCCGGGTCCTTTGTGTCGGCCCCCGTGTGGTGCCATACAAAGCCGTGTACGGGTCCGAACGTCTTGCCGGTTGCGGCATCCCGCCCGCGAGTCGTCCACCCGGACACTTCCTTGAATGGAACCCCCCACTTCTTTAGAGCGTCCTTTAGCTGAGTTGCCGTAAGCGGAGTAGCCATTATTCCTGCCTCACTTTGTGTACGTGATTCGCAATTGCGGTTCACCGGACTGTCCGTTACCGGCAAAGTAACCGTAATAGCTTTGGCTTGTGCTCGGCCCCGGTCCGAGTGCAATTCCCTTGGCGGTATTGTCTCGCAGTGCATTACCAATACTGTTTGGAATGGTAATCCACTTGGCTTGACCGTAGTCGAAATGGGTCTGTTGCAAGTTGTCGTTAATCTGCGACGACGAATGAGAACCGGAAAGCGTCGTTTGATTGTGAGTACCGATGATCGCATTTCCACCCGAGTTCGAATAGAAATGATTGTTGTTTAGGTAAAGCTCAACCTTGTTGATTGTCGCGCCCGAGAGATTAGATCTAATGGTCGCGTCATCAAAACCGATCATCGAGTATTGGTTGCCATTCGTGGACGAATAGCGACCCTGGTACAGATCCGAGATATTCCGGTTAGTTCCATCTTCCTGGAAGGAAGCGGATTCATTCGCTGCGTAAGTCTTGACGTATTGCTGTGGTGGGTTTCCGCCGCCGCCGCTTCCGACCCATGCGCCGACTACAACAACCGGCCCAATGTCCTCAACCCACATGCGCGGGTTTACGGTATTTTGCAGTTGGAATCCAGCAACATTTCCGTTGAGATATGCAGCGATATGCAGATCAGTTCCGCCCTGAGTAGCAATCTGCAATGGCATTTGCATATTGATACCAACATCATAGTTGGAATCGGAAGCGGATGACGGGTTACGACGGACAACCTGAAAATCTGTGAATTGCGTGTCAGCATCACTCGCGGGAGCATCCCACTTGTAATACATCTTGTGATCTACATACGCGGTAGCGGGTGCAGTTGCGCCCATATCCACGCGCCCGAACCAACCCACTTTGATTGCCCTATCAACAGTGAATCCGGGAACGATGATTCGACCGACAAGCAAATCATTTGTTCCGTCGTATGTTCCGGAAGTCGATAGAGTATTCATGGCGAGCAATCCGCGCGCCATATTCATAAGCTGATCCGCTACGCTTTCACCATTTACGAAAAGCTCTCCGTTAACGGTTACGTCGTTGAATACCGCGTTACCTTGTTGGTCGATATTGAACGACGTTGAACCGATGGTGAGATTGTAGAAAGTCGCGGAACCGTCACGGGCAATTCGCCAACCCGTGACGTTTCCACTTTCAGGGTCCGTGTTGAAATCCGGAGACTTAATCGCTGAACGAATAAGGTCTTCCTGCCCAACAATCGGGTTTCCGAATTCCATTTCACACCCTTCCGCTAATCAAATCGCCCTCGATTCGGCAAGTGCATTGAGCCCCCGGATCTGCGCCCGACCAAACGAAAACTAGTTTGTCTTGCGCAGGAACCTTGACCTCATTACCACCAGCCGAATCCTGATTACCCGAATACGTCGAAGCAATAAGCGCAGAATCACTTTCGACACCCCGATAAATTCTCAGCTGACTTTCCGCAGTTGAATTCGTCGTGGTATTCATGCTGGTAATTGTCCAGCTCTCTCCGAACTTATGCGGCCCTGTGGAAGCTACCGCGCGCCCGTTCGCGTCTGCCGTTGCCTGTACGTATTCCAAAAGCGGATACGTACTCACCGGATCTCGACTCCGAATTCTGTGATGACGGAGACTTCCACGCTGGTTCCCACAGGGGCGATTGCCCAGACATCCTCTGTAGACATGAGAGTGTCAAAGGTAGTTCCGGCCCCGATGCGATATCCAGTGTATTGACGCAGACCAGCATCATTCCCAATGTAAATGGGATTCGTATTCGCGGTGGTTTCGTCTGCCGCGAATGGGTGAACGGTGATGACGGTTCGGAGTCTCTTGTCATGACGACCTAGAATCATCTGCGCCTGATCCGTTACGACAACGCGCGTGGCTCGCCAGTCGCGCCGTTCCTTACCCGTAGCGGAAACAATTCGAACGGGAACCGGTTCCTCGATTTTGTCATCGGGGAGGTAACCCATTTCCGTAGCGCTTGCGCCGTCGTCCCACTGCTCATTTTCGTAATACTGATCCGGGTTGCCCGGACCCTGGTCTACGCCGTGCGTGTTAGCGCCCCTGTAAGGGAAGTTCGGACCCTCGATTTCGTCCGGTACCGGCTTGACCCTGTCAGGCCGGTCTATGGGCGTTTGCTGGCCCTTACGCTGCCTGTATGACCCGCCCACGAATGGATTGACACCCATTGTTAGACATCCTTTCGCAATGCTGCCTCATACATAGCGATGAGGACGAACGCCATGATTGCCGAGATAAAGAACGGTGTCTTATCTCCATTGAGCCACGAAAGCAGTGCACCAATGCTCAGAGAGATTACGACTGCCGCCGCTTCACCTAGCCGAACTTCCCCGGTAATGGATTCCTTATCGGAGCGTCCAACTTCCACGAAATTCGGAAGGAAAGCGGTAAACGCAATAACTGACTGAGAGATTGCTAGGGAACTACTTCCCAGCGCTTCCGGTCTTGGCATTACTTGTCACCTTCTTTCCAACCGATTTCACGGCTTGCGCCGCGCCCTTTCCTGCATTCTGTGCGGTACTTCCGAGCAACCCACCAACCTTGGCCTTTCCGATTCCCACAATGGTTATCCAAAGTAGAATTGCCCCACCGAATACAAGTCCGATGCGATACCAATTCTTGGTGTCCCCTAGCCATTCGAAAACGTCTAGGATCTTTCCAGGGAATGAAAATACGTCCCCGATTCCGGCTTGTGTTGCATCACTGGCAGTAATGATTTTACTGCCATCGAGATACGGCATTGGGTCTACGTCCTTACCGTTTAGCCGTACCTCGAAATGCAGATGGGGGCCGGTACTTTGTCCGGTTGTCCCTTCCAAACCGATAATCTTTCCTTGGCTTACGTTGTCGCCCTTGCTCACCCGAATTACCGAAAGATGGTTATACCAAGTTTCGATATCCCCGCGCTTAATCTTGACTTGCTTTCCGTATGGTCCGTTCCAACCTGCGCCGGTAACTGTTCCATCGTGCGCCGCGCGAATGGGTGAGCCATTGACGCACGCGATATCAAGTCCCGTGTGATATCCCGACACGTAACGAGAATTCTTTTTCCCGTACGGTTGAGAAATCGTCTTACAGATTGTAGGCCAGATCATATCCGCCATAGCTACGCCGGATAGACAGCGGGAGTAGTGGGTTCCCCACCATTCTCCGTACCGGGCGGATAGAACTTATCTCCGGGGTGACGCTGGCCGGGGTCCGGGTTATCTTCCGGCTTACCCATAGGATCTTCCTTCTTATTGAAAGGCTTAGGCTTCTTTCCGCCCAGCCCCCACAGAATTACATCCTTGGGATTGTATGCCTTGATTCCCGAATAGATCAGAATTCCACCGACTGAAAACATCACTACGTTTAGAGTAGTAATCTTCACTTCCCCATCGCCGCCCTAAGTGAGCCGCTAAATGCGGAACCAGCCGCCTTAATTACCGTCGCGCTATTCGGCCTCATGACAATTGTGGTAACGAGAGCTACCGCAATAATTCCCATGAGAACCTTGATGACGTCATCACCCTTCACTTTGTCAACCCCAATTTCTTCGCAATCGGGACGAAATAAGTGAAGACTGCCCCGACAAGGATCAATGTTGCGAATTGCTTTGCGAGCTTTTCGTTTGCCGAACTCAGCATTGAAAGCATGAGAACCAGCACCATCATTCCGACTACCAGTTTGATGGAAACTGTCCCGTCTTTCTTTGCCCATTGCCCGACGGTGACGATAAGCACGGCCGCAACCGTGGAACTTGTCGTATCCATTAGCTCACCGCCTTTGCAGCTTTGGCAGCGCTACCAGCTTTCGCAGCCTTTTTAATTGCGCCGCCGCCGGGTACGAAATCAACTGCCGCATTTGCTACTTGGCCGATTTGACTCCCGGCACCGGAAATCTGAACAAGTGCGACGCCTACCAGGACCGCCCCACCTATCAGCATTCCCGCCCTAAGCCACGTATTCGGATCGGTGATGAATTCGAAGAAATCCATGATTTCACCGGGCCAAGAAAATACATCCGTCAATCCGGCTTGTTCCACTCCGCCATTTGACGAACCAGGTACCGACGAATCAGGATTACCCGCAGCTTTGTTGGCACGAGACATATAGCGGAGGTAAGCACCGCTTGTGTACGTGGACCACGGGCCGAAATTCTTTCCGCCATTCGAGATCGCATATGCAGCCTTCGCATTCGTGGTGGGATTGAAGAGATCATCATTACTCTTCAATCCGAATTGCTTCCGCCTAGCCGGACCCATTGACCCGAGCATATTAATTTGCCAGAGTCCATATGAGTTATCCGGCGGAACTGCATTGTGAGCATTTGGATTCCCGGACGACTCTGCCAGAGCAATTGCCACAGCTTTAGCGAGAGCCGAACCGGAGAATCCGGCCGCCTTTGCAGCCCCGGCAATTTGAGCGTCTGACAGAGCCATCGGGGATTCCTTACGGGAGCATGTTTCGCATCTGCGGCGGGAGCATTGCAGCGAACATCGGGGACTTGAGTGCGGACGCAATTCCGGTGAGGAAACCGTGAATTTCGGCGACCTGCTTTGCAACGATTTCGAACTCTTCCCGTGTAACGGGGATGTCAGAGTCAGAAGCATTGCCAGGCAGATTATTAGATGTAGACATTGCCTCGTATTCCTTACTACTTGGGAACCCAAATGGTTGTGCCCGCGTAAATCAGATTTGGGCCACGGGCCTTGAGAATTGCACGAGTTGCGGCGGAACGATACTTGAGATTGAAATCCCATGTTTCCTTCCAGCCCTTACCGTGCTTTGCGGCGATACTGGAAATTGAATCGCCACGCTTAGCGACTTCCACCCAATGCGCCGGAACCGTATTGCTCGGAGGCTTCGGCGTAGTTCCACCGCCATTACTTGGCGGGGGTCCGGTGTCTACCGGTCCGGGAACTGATGTGGGCGGAGCCACGTTTACGGGATACGGGGGAGATCCCAGCTTGGCCAGAGCCAAACTCCAGAGCGACCATTCCTGAATGGACATTTTATTTCCGTCGATGTCCACACCGCCCGCGAGAGCCTTTGTAATTGCACTACTCGCGAGAGCCGCGTTATACCCCTGAGCGATGAGATACGTAACGGCAGCCTGCCCCCACGCCTCATTTGATTCGTAAGTGACTTCCGTACTACCGGAAGTGGGAGGATTTACCGGAATGAATCCGCCGGGAATTCCGCCCTCCCCAACCCCAGGATCTCCGGAAGTATCTTCGACAACTTCCGGGGAATCATTAGTGCCACTCTTACGAGTATAAATCGCAATGCCGAGACCGCCCGCCACGACGACAACCCACGCGCCAAGCGGGAGCGGTCCGACCTGCTTTCCGAAATCAATGCCGGAAGCCATTGTTTAGCCTCCCAGCCTGTACGAACGATTACCGGAATCACCGGGAACGTCTACGGCCTGAATGCGTCCGTTACTTACCGCGCCCATAGTGGACTCGGGCGGAACGTCGTACATTTCGGCATCCCACGGGGCAGGGTCCACACGGTATGTATTCCGGTGCTGCGACCACGGACGGATTCCGAGAATCGGATAATCCCTCCGGTGATCTGCCATTGAGAAATGCTGGCCGTTAAGTTGACGCGCACCGTTACCCTTTGCGAGCTGATCAAAGGGGCGAGTGAATGAATACCGGCGCGGCGAGAGCTTTTCAGTCACGCGCGTTTCGGCGGGCGGATTCCATCGGGGATCAGGACCGATCTTGTATCGGTCCTTCTTTTCATCCCACCCGTTACCGTCCTGATCCGTCACACTTTCACGCTGCTTTTCGTCAGCGTCACGCTCACGATAGAAGTCGTATTGGTGAGTCGGATTCACTCGGAAGTCTCGGACGGGGGCCGCGAATTCGCGCATTGCGTCAGGAGTGTTCTCAACACTAATGCGAGTCTTCGGCCCCCATCCGAACTCATCGTTATACGGGGCGTCGCGGTGAATGTCCGGCGCGGCGTACGCGGTGTCAGGCTGCCCGTATTCGGGCGCGTCGCCGTAATCCCCCGCGTTACCCGCGTGGGACGTGTACGCGCCGTTCTGTGGCTTCCTAGACTGCTTTCCACCGGCCATGACTCAACCTACTTTCCGAGAGCCGCGCGAATGGACCCGCTGAACGCGTCGCCCATTGCCTTGATGACCTGAGCGGAAGTCGGTCGCGAAACGATGGTGGTAACCAGCGCGACAGTCACGATTGCGCCCAGCACGTTAAAAACCTTGTCACCGTTCATCGGTGCTTTCCTCCTTTACCGGCTCGTTTCCGTTGCGGATTTCCAGTTTGGTTGCCTCGTCTGCCGCGACCTTTTGGATAGCCTCTCGCAAGAGCCTTTCAAAAGTGCCGTTCCGCAGATCCTTATTAAGTTCCTCGACCTTTTCCTTAGCTTCGGTCGTGTCCTTATTTCCAAGGATCTGCGTAATCGTCACGGCAAAGAATCCGAGCAAGCTGGTAATCCACGGGGTCGCCTGGTCGTCAACTCCGACCACTTGAGTTCCGAGAACCAGGCCAACGGCCAGGGTCGCGAAAGCTATTGCACCCGTCATTACCGTCTTGTTCATGATGGGTTACGCCGCCTGCTTTGCGGCAGTCTTGCGGCCCAGCATTCCGGTAATCCACGGCAGCACGAACCACACCAGAAGTGCGCCGACGATAAGGGACTTGAGATCCAGTCCGAAAGGCATTTTGATTTTCCTTCCCTACTCAGCTAACGCCGACGGAAACGCCGCCGACGGAGATTCCTCGGAATCCTCGCCTTACCAGAATCAGGAAGACGAGAGAACCGATTACCAGTGCCGCCGCCGCACTCGGAGTCTGAAGCAGACTCGGCTTAGCGTCCGGATTATCCTGGTAGTTCATTTCTCGTCACTCCTTAGATGAACACGCTGCCAGCAATGGCAACATCGTTCGTGAGGACTTCCAGAGTTCCCGCGTTAGCCGCGTTGAACTGGACTTCCAGACGAGTAGAACCGAGAGTCGGAAGCCAAAGATCCCGGTTCTCGTGACCGTAAGTGCCGTCGAATTCGTGCATGAAATCGTAGACACGAACGCCGTTTTCCAGACCACGCGCGGAGTTTGCGGCGGGAGTCGTCGCCCCAACCGATCCGCCGAATCCGGAGCGCTGATACATCGTGTTTCGCCAGTTGTTCGGCTCGATGATGTCCAGCGGACGGGTATCCAGGTACAGGTAAACCGGGTCCGCCGCCATCAGGTCCGACTCACCATTCGCGCGGGAAGTACCACCACGGCGCAGGGTGAAAATGAGGTTACGGATGTAGTTACCCACGCGGGTAAGGCGGATGGTGTTCTGACCCGCGTTGACGTTGTAGGTCTGTGAACTCCAGAACTGAGTGGTATTCATGGCCGGGGGCGTAACCTGATTCGTAGCACCGGCCGAAGAAACCTCCGGCTGATCCCACGCTTCCAGGTAAACGCGTACGCGAACGTTCGGGAGAGTCGTGGGGAGAGTTCCGCCCGCAACATCCGCCACCTTGGCGAGAGTCATACGGAGCTTGAAAGTCGCGGCGGCATTCTGGTTCGGGAGAGAGCCGAGACCGTCACGAGTATTCAGCTCAACCGGAATTCGCAGCATGTACGAGAATCCGGAGAAAGCCGAAGTCTGGTCGGTGAACTGCGGGTCAGCCTTGGGGTCAGAACCCACGACGTGACCATATCCGCCAAACTTGTTGGCAAGGTAAAGCTGATAAGCGGTGTCGAACTGGTGAATTACAGCACCGTTCGGCTCCGTCAGATAAATGTTCTTGAGTGCGGCGAAAACTCCGGACTCAGTGGCAGTCGCGGCGGGGGAACCACCGGTACCACCGGAAGCGGTAACCAGGATGACGAGATTCCGCACGTAGCCATACGCGGGAATGTCGAACACGCCGAAATCCTGGTCGGAAGTCGTGAGCGTCTTGGTGACGTCGATACCGGTCGGCTCACGGTGCTTAGCGGACGCGCGAATGAAAGGAACAGTCGGCATAACCTTCTGATCCCGATTCCCGCCCCGGTTACCCGCGTTGCCGGTCGGCTGCTGAGTTGCGGCAGTAGGCATTTTGCAATTCCTCCTTAGAGAGCCACAGCCATAGCGTCGCCGATCGGCGAGCCATTTTCAGAGAGCTTTGCGGCGAGCATTCGCCACAGGAAGGTAAAAATCACCATCATAGCTCCGACGATAAGAACGTTAAGCGCGGACGGCATGACCATTTCGGTGAACTCCTTTCACGCCGTAATCTTCGGTGCTCTGGTTCGGAACATCTGACCTGTACGTGTGTTGATATACAACACTTGGAACTTTTCCAGTTCCGAAACCACGGACCTAATCAGATCGGCGGAGCGGAAGGAAATTCCGGAAAGCCGCCTTAGATTGGTTTCGTCGTTGTCTCGCCAGAAGAACAAATGCGTACTCTGGTCGTAGATTTCGAGCGGAACCCATGCGGGCCGTTGTGTTGCTGCCAGAAGTGAAATGCCCAGGGCGCGCGCCTGTAGCAAATACAACTTGACATCCATTTCGAGCTTTAGCACGTTGTCGATATACCAAAGCTCATCAATGGCAACGGTCCATCCGCCCTCACGATAGATTCGCTGGAAAGCGTCGTGAAACACTTCCTGTTGATTTGCTACCGAGTTGAGCGATCCGGCATCCGGCCACAAAACGCGGCGCGGGTATTGCGTAGGGTCTAGACGCTGCCATTCCTTAACCGGGTAATAGTTGTCGTGGCGGATAAGCCGCGACATACTTTCATCCCTGGGCTTGGTAGCAAACACCACCACATAGGGATGCAACGGCAAAAGGTTTGTCAGAAGCGTTGTCTTACCCTGCCCGGTCGGACCAATAAGCGCGACGTGTTCGCCTTGCTCCCACCGGAAGTATTTTCTAAGGAATTCGTCCCACGGTACGCGGGGCGCATTCGTTGAGAGATTCGCAAGCCGTATATCCTGGGCGCGCTGAATATCCGGGCGGTTATAGCCGCTCGGATACATTGGAAATACGGGGAAGTTACTCACTCTCGGGATTCTCCTGATCCATCGTGAAACCGTTCGCCATCATTTCGGCAAACTCGCCCACCATCTTTTCCTGACGCTCACGCAGCGCGGGAATGTGGTGCATTGCGATAGCCATAAGGATTGGCGCGTGAGCCATAATCACAGCGCCAAGGGCGGACGTAGTGACAAGGGAAATCAGGATTCGGCGGACGGCCGGATTTGTCTTGGCCAGATCATCGAGAGTTTCCGCACAACGGGGCGCAGCATCAATGATGACCTTTCCACAGGAAGGATCAAACGGCATCATCATCATGCCGAGACCGGTATACATATCTTCCAGTGGCTTCCGCAATCCGCCTACGGGTGCCTTGGGCATAGGCTTCGGAGCCTTACGCGCCTTACGTTCCTCGATAGTGCGCGCCTTCCTTTTCTTCGACTCCCACCACTTAGGCTTTGCGGGAGCTTCGAAAACCGGGGGCGCATCTTCCGGAGAAACGGTTTCAGCACTGAGAGCCGAAAAGTCGAAACCCGCAAGCGGGTTACTTTCCGGCTGGTCGTTCGCGTCAGGATTCGGAACGGTTTCGCTCATCGGCCGAACCACATTTCAGCGAACGTCTTCCGCTGGGGAGCGGCTGACTTCTGGGAAGCCTGTGCGGGGGTCTGTGCGGCTGTCTGAGAGCCTGCGCCACCCTCCCCGGTACCCGCGTTCGTCTTGGGCGTCGCGGGAGCCTTAGCGGGCTGCGTAGCCTCGCGCAGACTGTTCACGATCTTTTCGGGAAGAGAGTTCAGCGCCGTAAGTAGCTCCGACGCATCGAATCCCTGAGTCTGAGTATTGGGCTGACTCGCGGGAGCGGCGGGCGGAGTAGCGGCGGGAGTCGCGGCAGGCGTAGCGGCAGGCGTATTTTCCGCAGGGGGATTACCCTCTGCGGGATTCTGGGAATTCGGTTCTGTCGGAGTTGCCATTTCCTAGCCTCGATTCGAATTCATTTCTTTGTTCGCCGAGAGCGTAAATGATCTTGGTCCGTTATACGTATAACGCCCTCACCAGCCACTATACTAGAGAGGCAGGGCGTTGGAAGAATCCGAGGCCCGGCGGAAATGAACAAAACATTCCAGTGAGAGAATGAGGGCAAGAAATGGCTAACAACGGAACTGTTTCGGTAACTGTCGTGGGTAACCTTACGGCTGACCCGGAACTCCGTTTCACCCCGTCGGGAAATGCGTGCGTCAAGTTCACGGTTGCTCTCAACCGTAAGACGTTCAACTCCGACACAAAGAAGTGGGTGGACGCCGGAACCGATTTCCACTACGTCACCGCGTGGCGTCTTCTGGCCGAAAACGTGGCCGCTTCGCTCGGTAAGGGCGACCGCGTAATCGTTCAGGGAAATCTGAAGTCGAACACGTACGAGGACAAGGACGGCAACAAGCGGACGGTGTGGGAACTCACCGCCGAAGCTGTCGGCCCCGACCTGATGTTCGCTCAGATCGAGGAAAACGGTATCCGCAAGATCACGCAGGAAACGCCGAAGCAGGCCAGTTCCAGCCGCGCCCGTAAGTAATCGCGGAATGGGGGCCGACTCGCAAAGCGCGGGTCGGCCCCCTTTGTGTCTGGGGAGAAAATGGCCAAGCGGAATAATCGGCGCGGTTTTCTTTCTAGGATTTGGGACGCGATAACGGCAACGCCCGTTCAACCCCCAAAGCCGACAACGCGACGGGAGGTGAAATCAGAACCAGCGGAATACAGATTCAACGCCCCACCGTCTACGCAATACGTGCCGACAAGCTCAGCACAAAATGAGCAACTGGCCAACAAACTAATCCGGCAATATCAGCGGATTGGTAACCCGAAATATCGGGGGCGAGTAGATCAGAATACTGTCCGAAAGAACGTCGAGAAAATGTCGCCGGAAGTTAAGCGATATGCCTTGGCAATGTCGGACGATACTTTGCAATACGAAGCCATGATGGGAAACATCACAGATGATGATGGCAACAATCTATTCTGGTATCACTAAGTTTGAACGTACCTGTATTGGGTGCGGGAAGACTTTCGAAACCAATAGTTCCCAGAAGCTCCGTTGCGTGAAGAATTGTGGCCGGTCCTCTCAGTCACGGAATGCAGCGCGCGCGCGTTCCAGGGCGGAAGGGGACCGGCTTTTCATTGGTATTGACGGAGAGGGCGTTACGCGCCCCAACGGAGAGCACATTTACGACATGCTTTCCGTGGGGGATGTCACCCTTACGTCACCCGATGGAACACACCTTCACTACCGGGAAATCTTCGAATTTCTTTACCAGCAATACGAAGCAAACCCGGACGCAACCTTTGTGGGATTCTTCCTGGGGTACGACTTTAACCAGTGGTTCAAAACCCTTCCGGAAGACAGAGCCGCAATGCTGCTGACAAAGCAAGGGCGACTTGCGCGAAAGCGGCAGGATCACGAATACCTCGGACCCTTCCCCGTGGACGATGGGGAATGGGAATTCGATATCTTGGGATTCAAGCGGTTTCGACTCCGACCCATTGGAACAAAGGGTTGGATGTATATTAACGACACGGGACCTTTCTTCCAGACATCGTTTTTGAATGTGATTGATCCGGCGCAGTGGGATGACCCAATCATTACGCCGGAAGAATTCGAAACGGTGAAAGCCGGTAAAGCCGATCGTGGCCGTCGTCAAACACTTGCGCAGCAAATGAAAAACCGCGAGGAAACCAGAAGATACAATATTCTGGAAAATGAAATCCTCGCGCGCGCGATGGCTCGAATGAATAAAGGCTTTGTCTCGATTGGCGTCGTACTAAAGAAAGACCAATGGTACGGCCCCGGTCAAGCGGCGCAAACTTGGATGCGGGAAAACGGAATTCCGTCGAGTGAAGATGTGCAGAAAGTCACCCCTGATTTCGCGTGGGATGCTGCACAGGCTAGCTATTTCGGTGGCTGGTTCGAAATCTTTGCCCATGGGATTATCCCTGGCACGTCGTACGAATACGACATTAACTCTGCCTATCCTTACATCATTTCGACTCTCCCTTGTTTGCTTCACGGCAAATGGCTAAAGGGCGGGAAAAAGATTGTGAAGGATTGGCGACTACATCCGTACATGTTGATTCACGCGGAAGTGTCCGGGGAGAATTACGAAGTGGGTGCGATGTTGCATCGCACAAAGGATCACAAGATTCTGCGCCCGAAAAGAACACGCGGTTGGTATTGGGCACACGAAATTGATGCCGGTATTCGTGCGGGTGTCATTTCGAGTGTCAAGGTTTCTGAGTGGGTGGAATACGTCCCGTGTGGGTGCAAGGGTCCGTATGAGGATTCCATGCCGGAACTCTACACAAAGCGTTTGGAAGTGGGTAAGAATTCGCCGGAAGGAAAGGCGTACAAACTCATTTACAATTCCGCTTACGGAAAGCACGCTCAATCCATCGGCTCTCCCCGGTTCGCAAATTCCGTTTACGCGTCACTCATTACGAGCGGTTGTCGGACAATGATTCTCAACGCGATTGCGACTCACCCGACGAAAACCGAACACCTTTTGATGGTGGCAACTGACGGAGTGTATTTCAGCAAACCGCATCCCACATTGGATATCTCACCGGCCGAACTCGGTAAGTGGGACTTTTCCGAAAAGGAAAACCTGACCCTCTTTATGCCCGGTCTCTATTGGGATGACACAACGCGGGAACGATTGGCAAAGGGACTTTCCCCTAAGCTGAAATCCCGTGGGGTGTCTGCGGGAGACTTGGCGAATAGGATTACCGAACTCGACAACGCATTTCGGGAATTCGGTAAGGGCGGAGTGGATAACTGGCCGAAGCTGGAAATCCCAATCAATTTCCAAATGGTGACGTGCGTTCAGGCACTCGTCAGAAAGAAATGGGATTTGGCCGCTTCCCTGGTTCACGGGGATAAGAAATCCATTTCCGCAAATCCGACCGCGAAACGATTCCCCATGCCGCAATGGACCGGATCGTATTGGGTGACTCCGCCTTACCCCATGGGGGACAAGTTGGATTGCACCCCGTACGACAAGACGTTCGGCAAGCCGGAACCGTTGGGAGACTCCCCGGACGGACCGTTGGAAAAGATCCTTTACGAGATGGTCGCTCCGGGTGACATCTGATTCGGAGTCAGATTGGGAAACCGCCGTTGACCTGGGAAAACGGCGGTTTCCTGATTCCCCGTCAGAAACTACTCAGAGTGAAATTCGCGTGAGAGCGCCGAACTCGGAGGGGTTGGGGTAACCGGATGTCGGTACCTAAACGATCTCGTTAGAGAGCCGTACAGAGCTTTTCTCACATACTGTGAAGTAACAACACGGAGGGCAACGTGACAACTAGGGTCGTAACGTACGAGTGCCTACATACCGCAATCTTTGAGAAACCGTGGCCAGCGGTGGGAGACGAGATCGTTTGCGCGCGGTGTCGCGCGGGAACTCGCGTTTGGCAACTCGCCCCGGAGTACGCCGTTACCTGCGAATCTTGCCGGTTTGGGCGAACGTTCGGGGCGGACGGAAAAATTCGCGCTGGACAAAGTGCGGCCAAACATGCTAACGCGCGCGGGCACGTTGTTCATTTGTATTTCGGAGAGCGCAAGATCGAAAGCGTCCTACCGGGGCCGGACATGCTCCCGGACGCCGTTACCTCCCCGTGACCTAGCCGTTATCGTTCCGTAGGGTTAAAGCGTCGCGTGGCCGGGGTAGTATGTAGTCACAACAACAAAGCGGGGCGGCGGGAAGCAAGATCCGCAAGGGTTACGAACCGGGAGACCGGGGAGCCCGCCGCAACCGCGAATCCTTGAAAACTGAACAGTGTGCTTACCTCCCCAGTGACACCCCCTAAAGGGTCAGGGAACGCGTCGGGTGCGAAAGCTCCCGCATTCCTCCCCGGACGGTTGAGCGGCCCCGAATCGGCCCCGTTCCCTGATCCTCTAAGGGTTGTCACTGGCCGGTGATGACCAACACGGAAAGGCACAGAAGATGTCTGACAGCTTTGTTCCGCGAATCGCATTCGAGAACCCGGATGACGAATCGACCGTGTACCTGGCACTCGTGCATTACATTCGACTCCAGACCGGAAACGTTCTGTTGGGCCGAATGGGTGCAGTCTCCGAACTGGCGAACGCTGCCAGTCTCGTAAAGGAGATCCAGGAATCCGCCCACGTGAGGGAAGAGTTCGGCCCAATCCCCACGGATGAGGACCTGACAAAGTTCCTCGAAAACGGCGACAAGTAAAACCAAACCCACCGGTAAAAGAGAAAGAAAGAGGCAAAACAATGAGCGACTTCCTGACTGGCCTTTCCGCTTCCACCGCCGAACTCCCCAAGAGTGAGGGTGGCCGGGGCCGAAAGGTGAAGGACAACCCGTTTACCGCGTGGGTGCGTGACAGCTACGCGGACGGCAACGGGCGTCAGGTCGAACTCAACGGCGCGAACGCCAAGGAAGCGTGCTACCTGATCCGTCAGGCTGCGCAGGATCTCGGACTCGGCGTGCGCGTCGTGGTTCTGAATTCCAAGGGCATCAAGCTCGACGCAAAGTCGGTCGCGGACATGGCCGACAAGAATTCCACCGCCAAGGTTCGCGTGATGTTCCAGGGCAAGGAAAAGCGCGCGTACGAGCGTCGCCAGGGCACTACGGCCACGGGTACCACTCCGGCCGAGTAAGGCTCTGAGAAAGCCGCACAGAGGTACGGGCGGGGGTTAAAATCCCCCGCCCGGAACCGTTCCCGCATAGCTCAACGGCAGAGCGCCGGATTGTTAATCCGGATGTTCCTGGTTCGAATCCAGGTGTGGGAGCTGGAACCAAAGTGGTTCCTAAAGGGGTACCGGGGAGGTACTAAAATGATCGTGAGGAGAAACGCTCACGACATGGGCGATAAGGTTTTGTCGTTGCTTTCGGGTGCATATCTCGAAAGTTACGAAATCGCCTACAACCCGGATGACTCCGCAACAATCACCGTTGTGGACGATGAGGGTTCTACGTTCACAATCCGAATCACCGGAGAGGCAGAAAAGCATGTGTGAACGCTGCGTGGCATCGGGCAAGATGACTCAGGCGGAAGCGGATCAGCAGGCGGCGGAGTTCGGGGAAATCCTCGGACTGGTCGGCGCGGCTGAGGGTGGCGGTTTCAACATGCCGCCCATGCCGGATTTCGTCACGCGCCTGATGGTTCAGCAGGTGTCCGAGGAATTCGTTTCCGTGCTGGCCCAATACGGATACGAAATCAGCATCGGACTTCTGGACACCGGAAACGTCGCCGTGGGACTCATCAAGAGTTCCGAAAAGGAGTCGGGACCGGTGGCCGGTGGCGGATACGTCCTCGCGGAGTTCAGCGCGGACGGCATCCGTAAGATGCTCGAAATGGGGAACTGAAATGGGTTGGCTTATCGCGGCCCTGGTTCTCTGGGCACTCGCCGCAATTGTCGGGGCAATTCTCGGCGGACTGGCAGAGGGGCCGATCGGGTTCCTTATCGGTCTGGCGGGCGGCGGATTCGTCGGAATGCTTCTGGCAATCTTCCCGATGAGCATGGCACAAACGCACTGGAATGAGCGCGTGATTTCGTGCCACGTCACGGAAAAGGACCGGGGCGGTAAGGAAGATGGGATGCGGGTTTACACGTCTTGCGGAACGTTCCAGAACACGGATTCCATTCTCCGAGGCAAGAACACTTCCGCCGATATCTGGGCACGTATCCACCCTGGAAAGACTCAGGAATTCCACGTGGTGGGTTGGCGACTCGGACTGACATCAGACTTCCCGAACATCCTGGAAGTCCGCTAGCGGTGCGATTCTGGGCCGTGTGGGACGCGTTGCGGGAGCATCAAGGCGATGATCCCGCACCGCGTTTGATGAAAATCGGTGAAGAATTCGGGGAAGTCGTTCAGGCTTTTATCGGATTCAAGGGGTGGAATAAGCGAAAGGGTTTCAATAAGTCGGCGCAAGATGTGGCCGACGAATTGTGCGACGTAATCATTACGGCGCACGTTGCCCTACACGATTGGGTGGAAGATCCCGACGCGTATTTCGCAAACCACCTGGCAAAGATCCAGAAACGGGTCAAGGAAAAGGGGAGCTAATCCGGTGGCACAAATCAACATGTGCGACCGTTGCGGGAATATGGGACTGAGTACGGCACTCGGAACCATCGTGTTTCACCCTTCCCCGCACGGCCGAACCGAACAGCTCGAAATCTGCCCGGAATGCGTCGCGGAATTCCTCGCGTGGCTCCGGGAAAACGTCCCCGTTCGTAACGGAGTTCCCTTCCGCGACGAATACCGAGAGCCGGTCAAGGAACTGGAATCGGGAGAGGAAAAGTAAATGGCCTCTGGGCGTTCAATGAAAGATAAGGCAATGGCGTCAATGCTGAAAGACAAAGGCATTCGACGCACGACGGGACAATGTCCCCGGTGCCACAAATTCGCGTACACCATCGCGAATGTCAATTCCCTTCTGTTGCACCTGAATTGGTGTCAGGGATCGCGGGCAAAGGTGAACTAATGCCAATGCCGCAATGGTGGTACTGCACTTGGTGCGGAAAGCGCAATTTCATAACGCGCCTTATCTGCAAATGGTGCGGTGCTGAGAGGTAAGCACAATTCGAATCCCGCCCCGGATGAATTCAAATTCTAAAGGGGCGGGCAATTCGATTCCGGATTAGTATTTACCGGAGGTACTCCGCTTTTATCAGTCAATTGATGAATGGCTGAATTCAGAATTGCAATTCGTAAATGGAATTCTGAATAGGGGTGCCTCCGGTAAAG